CTAAAAATAGCGTAAAAGTCCATTAACCATTGCTAAAACCAATATAGAACTTAACATAATATTAAATGTAATATCAAAAGCAAATAAATTACTAATATTATTAAACAATTCAGAAACATTACTAAACACATGTACTATTCCATTAACAAATTTATAAATTTCTTTCATACCAGGCAAATTATTTACAATCCAAATTGCTGCATTTTGAATATGACAAGCAATATTATATCAACTACAACTTTTATAAGGTATTTTTCAAATATCACCACTATTAATTTCATTATTTCAATCAGTGGCATTATAAAGACTAAAATTAAAACCATTAATTGAAATAGACCTATCCTCTGTTAATCTAGTTGTATTAAATCTAATTACATTAAAACCTTGATATTTTGTTCTATCTGTCATATCTAATAATTTTATTGATTGAGTTCATTTATCATTATTAGAAGGTAAAATATCAGTCTTATAATTTCAATTTGAATAATAAGAAAAATAATCATTAGTACTATTTATCGTATAAGCATTATATAATTGCACTTGTGGTTTTAAATAATAAATATCTGTATCAGGAAATCTTAAAATATTAAAAACCATTGATTTTGGATATAATAAAAAACCATTTTTTACAAAAAATACAAAACCTAAATTACCATTATGAGATGTAAAATAAATAAATTCTCTAAAATTAGAAATATCAAATATAACTCTTAAAACATTAGAATAAAAATAATCTAAAATTTGAAATAAATTATCCAACGAATAAAAATTTTGTTTAACATCATTAACAAAATAATTACTGTTAGATTTTTTAAGAATATCCATATTAATCAATTCTTTATAATTAAAATTTAAAACTAAATAATTCATATCAAAATGTTTATAACTTTGATTGGCAATAATCGGCATAAATAAATATTCTATAATTTCTCAATTAAAAGTAAATTCATATTTTATATTGTTTTTATAAATAAAAATATCTAACAATTTATTTGGCGTTTTATAATCTATTATTAATCTACCCATAGCACCATTAAAAATACCGGCTGAATTTCAACTTAATAAATAATCTCATGCAGTATTTTTAATTTTATTAAATCAATAATTACTATCATTTTTATCAGCACTTACATTTGGAATAAAAGGAGTTTCAACACCAAAACTAAATGCATAATTACTAGGGTCTAAACCTTGCATAAAATAATCTTGTCGTAGCATTAAAGTAGACTGAAAATCATATTCATTTGCTTTTGCATAAGTTAAATCACTAAAACTATCATTATTTCTTGTTTCTACTTTACAAACATAACTAATATAATTTATAGTTGTAACACTACAAAAAAGAAATATTCAGCCAAATATTAAATAAAAAATAATAAATATATCTAATAATCGTTTTCGCATTGTTTTAACCCCCTAAACAATAAAAATAATTCTAATACCCATAATAATAATTCCAAACGCGATATATAACTGGAAAATAGGATGTGTCGCAATAATAAATAACTGTGCCACTAATTTATAAAAATCATTAGTAGACTGCAAATAATGTTTAACAGTTGAAAAACCTAAATCTGTTGCAACAATAATATTAGCAATAAAACCAAACCCAACAGTTAAACCAATAACAAAGAAAAATATTAACTTAATCATATATAGACCCCCAACTTATTTTTTTATTCTTTGAGTTGTATGTACTCTTTTAAAACCTTGTTCTCTTGTTTTTGCTTGTTTTGCTAGACTTGATAACTGTTGTTTATTACGATTATTTTTAAATTGTTTACGGTCTTTAAAATGTTTTTGCATACCACGACCAGTTTGAAAAACAAACGACACACTGCCCTTAACGCCTCTTGCTACACTAGAACTTGCTTCTAAACTTGCACGAGAAACTGAACTTAAACCACGAGAACTATTAACTAATAATAAAACAACATTTATAACACCACCAATTACTCAAATTACAAATAAAGGAATATTTGTACCCGGCAATTTTAATGTTCACATTCAGTCCATTATTTTCATAAAAATATCAACTATGGTATTAATAGCACCATTTCATACATCATTAGCAAATAAATTAATCATTATTTATAACTCCCCCAAATTTTTTAATAAATGTTCCATCCCCATCTCTCTTAATTCATTAAGCGTAATATCTTTTTTAACAATACTAGGTCAATTTTGTTTAATATAACTTGGTACTTTATCATTTTTTAAATCACGTACAAATTTTAAATATTTACTATCATATTGCATTGCAATAGATAAAGGGATTGTTATCTTAACAAAATTAATACCAATATCTTTATTAGATTTTTTGCGAACTCTTTTACCGTTTGCTGTTCGTTTAACTGTTTCTGTTTTTCATACTAAATAATCATCTAAATCATCAAAAAAACCTATTTTCATTTTAAAATAAGGAAAAAATATACTTGGTTTAATACATTGCATAGGAACAATAATCATATTAGTAATTTCTCTATATTCAACTCAATTTTGATTAATTCGTTGTCCAGCAAAAATAATATTATTATCAAATTGACGACATAATAAAAAATATGGAATTAAACCATTAAACTTTTTATTATTTTCTTCTGGTTTAGCACCATTCATATATAAAAATATTTCATCAAATAAAATTAAACTATCGTTTGGTGGTATCTTATAATTTTTATTTTTAAAATCCAAATGGTTTAAACCTAAAACTCCAATTTTTTCATCATTAATAAAATAATTAGAATAAACATTATCAAACTTAGCAATTTGCGATAAATAAGTAATCAATAAAGTTTTACCAGTACCCAAAGCACCATTAATAATTGATATTGGACTACTTTTAACAATTTTAATTAATTTCCGTGTTTGGAAAAGATTACTAAAAAAAGACCAAAAGAAAATAATATTAAAAATTACTAAAAAAATAAAAAGAATAATATCTATAACTGATGTAGAACTAAAATATATAAACTGTAAATTAAAACAAACAATAAAAAAATAGAACAAAATATTTGCCATAAATCAATTTACATATCAATAAGAAACTTTAATATTTTTTTGTCTTCTAAATAAATTAAAATAATTTTTAAACATATATCTACACCACCAATCTAATTGTTTTATATAAAATAAATATTGATAATCAAATTAAGAAAAATACTACTAATCAAACACCTATCATAATCACTGCATAAGTAGTATTATCAATAGAACCACCAACAAAGTTATCAATTTTAGTTTTTGGAATAAAATAAAAAATCTGCAAAAGTCCTTGATATATTCGTTGCAAAAAAGTATTTCAGTCCATTATTTTATTCACCTAAAAATACAACTCAAAATTAAAAATAACATTCCAAAAACAAGTATTAAAAATACAACAAATATAACAATATCTAAAATAGGAGGATGATTAACTCCAAAAATAATTGTCATAAATTCATAATATAAATCTCACACACTTCGCATTTTTCTTATTCCTTTCCTAAATGTTAATTACTAAAATCAAGATTAGAGTTTATTATTAAATATTAATAACCGTGGATTAACTTTCTGATTGTTTCAATTCCTAAAACCACAAACATTAAAACTAACGGAATAATTAATAACATATGTGACCCTAAAAAAGTAATAAATCAGTTAGTAAATGTAATCGCTCAATCAGCAAGAATAGCAGCAAAATCGCCTATTTGCTTAATAACATCAGCGTCACCCGCTAAAAAATTTACATTCATCAATAACACCTCACTTAAAACACTTTCTATTTAATAATAAAACCTTCGCATACTCTAACCTTGATTTTAGTAATTAACATTAAAAACTAAAATCAATTTTTATACTTGCGAAGGTATTTGATTGATATTAACTTATTCAACAGACTTATCTGCTTTTTTAATTTTTCGTTTTCCCCATTCTTTAAATTCTACTTTTTTAGAACAATGCGGGCAAATTAAATATTTATTTTTAAATCTAAATATTGTATTAACTGTTAAAAAAACTAATAACATTAACATTGCAATTACTAAAATAATTGTTGCAAAAACAGTCGTTACGGTCATTAATTATCACCTTTACTTTCTATATTTAACATATAATTTTTGACTTGCTCCACTAATAATTTAAAATGTTGTTCTTCCATAACACCAATATCAATAACATTATGATTAAGATACAATTTAATTGCTTTTCTTAACATAAATAATGGTATTTTAATAGATAAACATTGATGTATAACATTAACTAAATATTCTAATCGCTGTTTATATAATTTAGTTTGTTTTTTCATTAAAAAACTCCAACATAAACAAAAAACAATATAAACCAAACAACTAATAACAAACAAAAAACTATAAAAATAATTCAATCTCAATTAATATTTAATTTATTTTTATTCTTTTTCATATTAATTTTTCTTTACTATTGCTCAATGTTCATTATTAATTTCATTTGATGAAACTGGATATGACCTTAACATTAATTCCTCTAATTTAGCAATTAATTTATTTTTATTTTTTGTCATAATCTAACCTAGAATAATAATTATTAATTAAAGTAACATTTTCATTAACACAATTCCAACAATAATGAGACCCATTTTCTCAAATAGTATCACTAACACAAACTATACATAACTGTTGTTGCATATTAAGTATTGCTTTCTGTTATTGATGAATTACTAGAATATTTGTTAATAAAATCTTGTTCGGTTTCATAAGGCAATATTTTTGATATTTTACCGTTAAAACCAATTTCTACATTATAGAAACTACCTTCAATCATTTCGGGCAAACTATTTTGAAATTCACTATCTTTACGAACCCATTTATCTTGGTATTCTTTACCAATTATTTTTTTACCTTCAACTCGTAAAAATGTATATACATCATAATAATTTTCTTTATTTGACTTATCTTTAATAACTTGATTAAACTTAATATCACTTAAATAAACTTTAAACATAACTAAAAAATTCCTTTCATTTACATATATGTAAATAAAGGTTTCACAAGGTTTAAAACTTTAAATAAAATAAATGTTAAAAATAAAACTAATTTAATAAAAAATTAATACAAAATGAATGTAAATATAAATACAAAATAAAAACATTTACTTATATTTAAAGTTTCCTGCCTGAAAACCTTTATTGGTTTGAATACTTAAATATAACTAAATGTTATAAATAATATTCTAATTTAATTTTATATAACAAAATAAATATGTCAACTATTACATATTTTTATAACAAAAAATAAATTTATTTATAAATTTAAATTCTCAACTTGTTTTTTTTTTTTTTTTTGTTTTAATTAATTATGTGGTATGGGTTCTGCCTGAACTATACTGCACAACTAGTACTTTCCATTTGGAAGGTACTTTTTTTAATGTACCTTTGTTTACCTAAATTAATGTATTTATCATATTTTTTCCGTATTCGGTATCTATCTAAATCAGATATTTTATGAAAAAACCGAAATATTTTTTTATCATATGGAACATATTCTTCCATTTGTCAAAAATAGTCTTTATTTCAATCACTATCAATGCTAACACCCATTAAATAACCATCTTTATTATTAAACATAAAATTATGTTTTGTCCCTTTTAATGAAGCAATTAATTCCATTTCGCACATTTCAATAACACCAACTTTAACAATAGGGTCGGTACAATTAGCACTAAAACGATATGCCTTGATATTTAAGTCATAAATATTTTTACTTTTTTCTTCACTTTGTGCTTTTACAATGTATTTAGCAACATATTTACTAATAAATTCATTTGTACCGGTTTCAACTGGTAAATTTTTATTATATCCATAAGGTCAACACTTTCTAACTACTTTATTAGGGATATATTCACTAAATATAATATGAAAGTGAACTGCTCCGCGATTTTGATATTCATAAGCAACAAGATATTTTAAATCTTTATATTTATTTTTCTTATATTTAGAAAAATAATAATTTAATCTCCTAATAAATAATCTAAAATGATGATTCGCTTTTTTAATATCTTGGACATTTTCAGCATAAGTTAAAGTTAAAAAACCCATATTTTTACAACCACTAAAATTGTGAATTGCTTTACGAATACAATTTGCTTGTGAGCGAACACGACTATTTAATAATTTAGTCTCATTTTCACCAATATTTTTAATCCCAGTTGGATTTCCTTTACCAAATTTATTAATACATTCTAAGGGTAATACAATCGTTTTAATATAAGGTCCATAATATACTTTTTTAACATAATATTTTTGATTAATAAAATTACTACTATCAATATAAGGCCTATATAGAACCTCTCCCGTCAAACGATTATAAGGATTTATATTTACATTCATTTTTTATTTTCCTTTCTAAAACAAAAATAAAAAAACATTTACTTATATTTAAAGTTCCCTGCCTGAAAACCTTTATTGGTTTGAATACATTAAACATTTTCATAAATGTTTTTTTATTTTAATTTATTTTTTATTATAATTTAATTTCTTATAATATTTCACTTGGTTTATTTATATTTAAAATAATTAATTATTATTTATAATAATTATCAACATTTTCTAGATGAATATTTATTTACTAAATCTATGAATATTTGAGATTTTGCTATTTTTTCTTTCATTCTACTATATTTATTTTTATCCAAAGAACCATTTAAACTACAAAAATTTTCTAATGGACTTATCATAATATTTGAACTATTAATATAAGTATAATATTCTTTTAATTCAGTGTCGTAATCTTCTTCTTTACTTTTATTTTCTAATTTAACTTCTAATTCTTTTATTTTATTTTTACAATTAAAACTATCACAAAATTGACAATAATCTTTTTTAAATTTTTCTATTTCATACTTAGAATTATTTTGACTCATTGCCATTAAAGGTACTGCTCCACTTGCTGTTATAGCTGTTGCTCCGATTAAACTTAATATTTTTTTTATATTCATAATATATTATTCCTTTCTTTTTTTATTTATATGTATTTGATATACATAATTTAACTATATTTAATTATTTTTATTTTGTCAAATTTACTTATTTTTGCTTTGGGACAGTTGTGTTACTTAATTTAATTAAAAATCCTTTGGGACAGTTGTGTTACTTAATAAAAAATGAAAACTATTAAAAATAGTTTTCATTTCCAGTAGTTGTTTTTTAAGAATCACTGTAGTTTGTTTCAAATCTTGTAATAAAAGTTACCTTTTTTAAGTTAATATCTATATAACTTGTTCAATTTCCTTTAAAAAATGCATCTTATTTTCAATAAATTGAACTTCCGGAAGTTCATAATTTTAAAATTATCGCTGTATAGTGTTCGGGTCCTACAAAAGCATTACAAGTAAATTGTATTGTATTAGTAGTACCACTAAGTAAAGCAGTTTTTAAAGAATAATATTGACTTATGTATCCAAATCCACCGTATAGTCCACAACTCATTGTACCGTCTATTACAAATGTTGGGAAATAATAACTAAAACCATTAATGTACTTGATGTCAGCAATGTCTTTTCAATTAATTAGTTCATAGGTATTTGAACTATCCGACGTCCAAGTTTTATAGTCTCCCTTTCAACGATAATTTATATCTTTTTCGACATTCTCTTTGCCAAAATTATTCTTTCAACTATGATTGATATTTGTTTTAGTATTCTCTTTGCCAATTTTCTTGTTGTTGATTAAAAACTCCATTTAATGGAATTATTGCAGTACTACTTATAACCGTACTAATTACGTTGCATAATATTCCTTTCATTTTAGTATGTTTCCTTTCGTTACCTCAGCCCTTCCCCATCAGTTAATCCTACTATTTTATTTTGGGCCTTTTTCTTTTTTAAAAAAATACTAACTATTTATATTTTTTTTAATAATTTTAAAGAATAAATACATTTTTATGTTACCAACTGAAAAAGAGAAAAAATACTAAAAAACATCTTTAATTTATTTGTCAAATAAATTTTTAGTAAATAAATAATTTAAAAATAATTTGCTAAGTTTAATAAATAAATAGATATGATTAGAAATATACATAATTAGGATTATTTTTATTTTGATATTCTGGTTTTATTAAATATTTTCGCCGATAAAATGTGGTTTTTCCATGTTGAAAAATAATTGTTCTTTGAAACAATTCTTTTAAAATAAAACGCGTTTGGACATATTCAGATTTTAATAGTTTGTAATCAATTAATTTAATTGCAGATTTAATAATTTTTTCTAAAAAATCAATATTTTTATGTTGAAATCATTCTAATAAATTTTTAAGTGTAATTTCTACTTTAGCAAATTTAAATAAAGTAGGTAAATCAATGTTAAATTTATTTAGTAAGTTTGATATTTGGTTTATAATCATAAGACATAGGGTACCTTTCTAATTAATTTTTTAACAAACTAATTATAAATAAGATAACTCTTTTTATTTTCCCCCAAAAAATAAAAAAGCATCTTTATTAATAACGCTAATATAAGAAAACATTATTTTATGATATAATAAACATAAGCTATTAATATAAGTAGGGTAAACATATGTGTGAAAACAGTAAAAAGGATCATAGCAGTAATTGTCACAATAATTGTCGGATTCATCACCATCCGAATTTTTTTAATTATTATCAATATCCTGTTTTTCCTTCTTATGGTTGTGGAACACCACCATTAATTCAGTATTCAATTCCGCAACCTCCATATCCACCGTTATTTGTACAATATCAATATTCCCCAATTATTCAGTATCCAATGACAGGACTGCAACCAAAACAAAGTTTTTCACTAGTACAACCATATCAATATAGCCCACATAATGTTGGACAAAATTTTAATAATTTAACCAATAATGCTAGAATTAATGATAATTTTCAATATAAATTTCAACCTGTTAGAGAATTTTATTATTTATCTCCTTATAATTCTAGCATTCCATTATTAGGGGCAGAACGATATTATAATGATTTTCGTCGTCCAAGTTTACCATTAATTTTTAAAGAAAAATATAATTGAGAATTACATATTTCTGATATTTTGGATGAGTTTATTGGGCGTCATGGCAGTCGACAAAAATCTAATTTTGATGAATATCAAAACTTAAAACAGACATTAGATACTTCATTACGCAATTTGCAAGAAGCAGAAGCACTAAACCAAAAATTGGTTAATACTTGAGCAGAAAAGGATGATAATTCAAGTAATAATAATTCTGTACATTTACCAACAGATAGTATTGATTCTAAATTATTAAAGTCAAAATCTGACGAATCTGATGCTTTAAATGAAAAAAAAGTTTCTCCAATAATTGTTAATTCTGAACCAGAAAAAAGTTCATCTTTAACTGAAAATAATGTAGAAGATAAGTTTAATTTCCTTGATTTTGAAGATGATTCAGATAATAATTTTAATCCTGAAGATGATACGCATAGTTTCTTTTTTAATGATGAATTTAAAGTAGGAGATTCACCTGAGAAAAATGACAATGATATTTTAAAAAATGATAATGATGTTAATAAGGTTGCTGCTGAAGATATTTATGATTTTTTAGGTGTCAAATCACCAGACTTTGATTTAATGGAATCTAATCCAGAAATAATAGAAACAGATGTTTTAGATGATGAAATAACATTTATTGATATTGATAAAGTAAAGGATACAAAACCAGCTTTTGTGACATATAAGGATTATACAATTAAAACATCATTAGGGGAAAAACGAGCTAGTGAGATTTATCCAAAAATATTTGATGAATATGGTCATCTTAAAATGGATCATTATGAAGCAATTGCCCAATTTGGATTGACAGAAAAACAATATGATCAATTAATTGAAAATTTTTATCATGCAAAAGAAAATAAAACAAAAAAAATTAAAAAAAATAAATTTAGAGTAGTTACTAAATCAAAATTTAATACTAAAGCTTTTTGAATTACGATCAGTGTTTTAAGTGTTATTTTATTATTAATTGCAATAACTGTTATTTTGTATTTTACTGTTACTAGTGTTACTGAAGGAATTGATACAATAATTGCTAAAATAAAAAAATATTTTAATTTAGAATAATAAATTTCAAAATAGTTTTTTAAAATATTATGTATAATAATTATTGATGTGTTTTAAAAAATAAAGGAGAGAAAACATGGCACAGACGCTGGTAATAATGGAGTCCCCAACTAAAACAAAAGCAGTTGAAAAATATCTTGGCGAAAATTATTTAGTTTTATCATCAGAAGGACATATTCGTAATTTATCAACAAAAGGTCAGTATGGGTTAGGAGTAGATATTAAAACTTTTGAACCAAGTTATAAAATGGAACGTGGAAAAAAAGAAATTATTAAAAAATTAAAACAAGAAGCCAAAGCAGCAGATTTGATTATTCTAGCAACCGACCCTGATCGAGAAGGAGAAGCAATTGCTTATCATTTAAATGAAGTTTTAAATTGTGGTGAGAAATCTCGCCGTGTTCGCTTTAATGAAATTACAAAAGAAGCAGTGTTAGAGGCATTTCAACATCAAACAGATTTAGATATGAATTTAGTTCATTCACAAGAAACTCGACGAATTTTAGACCGTTTTATTGGTTTTCGCTTAAGCAAATTGTTACAGAAAAAGATTAAGTCAAAATCAGCTGGACGAGTACAATCGGTTGCTTTAAAGTTAGTTGTTGAACGAGAAAAAGAATGGCAAAACTTTGTGCCGGAGGAATATTGGACTGTTGAAGGATTATATAAAAAGGCAGTTGTTAAATTAACAAAATTTAAGGATTATAAAATTGAATTAAAAGTAGAAGCAGATGTTCTAAAAGTTAAAAAAGCTTTAAAAAAAGATTTTGTTGTTGTTCAAATTAAAGAAAGTGAAAAACAACGAAAATCACCGAATCCACATACTACTTCAACAATGTTACAAGAAGCAAGTAGTAAAATGGGTTTTGCTTCAAATAAAACATCATTAATCGCTCAGCAATTATACGAAGGAATTAAAGTTAAAGATAATATTACTGGATTTATAACATATCCGCGTACAGATTCAATTCGATTAAGTGATAAGTTTGTTCAGGATGCTTTTGACTATATTACAATTAAATATGGAACAGAATATTTAGGTGGAGTTAAAACACAACCAAAAAATAAAAAAAATGTGCAAGATGCTCATGAAGCAATTCGTCCAACTGATTTAACAATGACACCAGAAGCGGCAAAAGAATATTTAAGTCGTGATCAAATACGTTTATATAAAATTATTTATAATCGTTCGTTAGCTAGTTTAATGGCGAATGCAAAGTTATTAAGTAAAGCAATTATTTTAGATAATAATAATTATGAATTTCGGATGACAGGAAGTACGATTCAATTTGATGGGTTTTTAAAATGTTATTTTTTAGAAGGTAATGAAGAAATTGTAAAGTTGCCAATGTTAAAACCAAATCAAATTATTAATTTAAATGAATTATATGGAATTCAACATTTTACTAAACCACCGAGTCATTACTCTGAAGCGAAATTAATTAAGACATTAGAGGAAATTGGGGTTGGACGTCCATCAACTTATGCACCAATTATGCAAACATTAAAAGATCGTGGTTATATTATTGTAGAAAACAAAGCAATTAAAGCAACTGAAAAAGGGATTTTAACAAGTGATAAATTACAAGAATATTTTAGTGATATTATTAACGAAACATACACTTCAACAATTGAAAAAAGTTTGGATATGATTGCACACGGTGACGCAGAACCAAAACCATTATTAAAAGAATTTTGAGAACGATTTGAGCCACGCATTGAAGCAACAATGGAATTAATGGAAGAAATCCCAGTTGAGAAGTCGGGGATTGAATGTCCAGAATGTGGAAATGATTTGGTATATCGGTATGGAAAATACGGTAAATTTATTGCATGTTCAGGGTTTCCAAAATGTCATTATATTCATCAGACTGGTCCAAAATTTGGTCCTTGTCCAGAATGTGGCGTTGGTGAAATTATTTTGAAATTTAATAAGCGACGTCAACGTTTTAAGGCGTGTACTAATTATCCAAATTGTAATTACACTGATTCATATAAAGAAGAAAAGACTGAACAAGAAGAAAATAATAGCGAAAATAACGGATTGTATCGAATTAATTTATTAAAATAA